CGCTCGGTCGCGTTCTCGGTGACCTTGTCCGGGACGGCAGCGCGGGCGAGACTCAGCCACGACTGGCCCTCGACGGCAGCCTGCTCGTTGTCGGGCAGCAACTCGTAGAACTGCTCGGTGGCGGCGAGCACCTGATCGCAGGCGACGTAGAGCTCGCGGATCGCCTCGTTGCGCAGCCGCTCGTGCCGCGCCGCGATCTTCCGCAGCCGCTCCCAGCCGACAACGCGCAACTCGACGCCGAGCACGTCGCTCCAGCCGGGCACCGGGAATACCTCGGAGTTCTGCTTCTCGAGCACCCCGCGCCGGCGCGCCATGCGGGCTTGCAATGAGGAACTGTTGACCTGCGGTGTATCCAACGACATGACTACTCCTTTGCGATGACGTGACGTTCAGCAAGCGTCCTACCGGACGCCAGGGTCAGCCGGCGATCTCGTCGCAGGAAATGACGATCGTGTACATGCCCTCGCTGGTTGACGAGGCGTCCGGCTCGGGCAGCGTGGCGTTCTTCAAGGTGCCGGTCCGGACGATCGAGCTACCGGACCCCGACAGGTTGTTCTTCTGCGGATCAAGCCAGTTGATCGCGGCCTTGGCCTTGACGCCCTGCACGCCGACCAGCGCCTCGAACGTGTTGTGCCACGTCATCACGATGTCGGTCATCTGAGTCGTGAGCGTGAGATCGGCGCGGGATGCGGGGCCGCCGAGCGACACCTCGCTGCCCATGCCGCCCGGACGGGTCTTCACGTCGGAGGCTTCAAGACCGCCGCCCGACGCGGTCGCCCACGACTCCCCGTAGGGAATCCCGGCAAGAGAGAAACGAATGTCGGCCTGGCGCTCAGTGATGTACATGCGAAGACTCCTTAGACGACGACGGTGCCGGAAACGGGGATGCTCACCAGCGCGACGTCGACCGCCTTCGCCTGGTCGGTCCAGCGGGCCTGCACAGACGCGTCGAGCGTGGCGGTGGCGGCCGTCGCCTGGGTGTTGACGGTCGAGCCGACGTTGACCGCGAACGCGTCCTCGGGCGTGGCGCCATACAGGCCGTCGTTGCCGTAGAGGGTCATGCACTCCTCGGTAATGTCGTTACCGAACGCGCCGGCCAGATGGCCCTCGGCGTCCAGCGGCTTGAACGCATACGCCTCGCCGCGGATCTGGCAGCGGTCCACCAGCCACATCCGGCCGCGGGAGCAGTTGGCCTGCCAGAACGGGGTGTCGGGTGACTGCGGGACGTTCGTCTGAAAGCCGTAGCTCTCGAGCACGCCGTTGACGTCCTTGAACGCGTTGACGCCCGCGGAGAACAGCTGCGCGCGCTGCACGTCGGAGATGTCGAGCGTGAAGCCGGTGCAGAACTGCAGCGGGAAGTCCCGGCCGGCCGCGGCGCGGTTCGGGTTGCCGAGCCCGTCGACGCGGTTCAGCAGCGCGGCGATGACGGCGCTCGCGGGCACCGTGCGCGGTCCCGCGCCGATCACCCCGGTCGGGCCCGGGCAGTACGCCCACGGGCCGTAGGTGAGCCCGTACTCGTCGAGCGCGGGGACGCCGGCGGCGAGCGTGACCATGTCGGCGACGGTGTCGGTTGAGGTGACGTCCCGGAGCGCGAAGCGGTTGGTCGCGGTCGCGCCCGTCTGCAACGCCTCGTAGAGCAGCGGGGTCGGTGCTTCGCCGATCACGCTCTGGTTGCCAGGGCCGCTCGTGTCGGCGCTCAGCGCGTCGGTGTAGTCACCGGCGGTCTCAAAGCCGGTGAGGACGACCTGCGCGCCGCCCTCGCGGAAGAACACGTCGATCGCGTCGTAGATCGCCTCGTTGCCGGTGCGCGTGGCGAACATCGCGACGAAGTCGCCGAGCGAGAACAGGGAGGTCGGGGTCGACGGTCCCGCAGTCACCTTCGCGGCGACATGCCAGACGGAGGTGCGGGCGGTTGAGGACAGGGTGGGCGGCGCGCTGCTGGTCGTGACGTTGACACCGAAGCTCATGTGAAGTCCTCTGTGATGGGGGTCGCCTCGACGTCGGTGGTAACGCTGACCACGGTCGCGAGTGGGCTGTAGGGGCCGTCTGCGGTGCCGGGTCCGCCGTCAGCGGTGGTCGGGCCGCCGCCCTCGCGCACAACGTCGTCCACGAACACGGTGTAGGTCGACATGCCGGCCGCGAGGTAGCGCCCGGCGCCCGTCATGTCGGTCACCGGGGCGACCGACGAGGTCAGCCAGCGCACGCCGCCGGCGAGCCCGCCGAGCATCTGCTTCTGCACCAGCACCCGCCGCAGCGAGCCCTCATACAGGGAGGCGGTCTCGCGGGTCTCCGGTGCGGTGCGACCGCGGACGATCGCCGAGATCGCCAGCCGCCACGAGATCCGGTAGCAGCTGTCGGCGTTCACCGTCGGGTCGCTCGCCGAGGCGGTCGTGACGAGCAGCGCCGGCAGGTCGTGGTCGAGGAACTCGCCGCTGGTCAAGGTGTTCGCGTAGGAGCCCAGCGCAGGCCGGGGCAGAAACCCGGGGGTCTTGCCGCGCTCGACCTCGACCTGGCCGAGATACGCGGGCAGCCACTCCTGGAGGGTGGCGATCACCGCCGCGTCGACGTCGGTGGCGACGACCAGCGGGCCGAAGTCAGCCAGCAACGCGCTCACTCCGTGCTCCCGGTGACGTAGGCGATCATCCGCTCGGCAACGCGGTCGACGGTCTCGGGCTCCAGGTTGAGGATCGCCGACGGCGCGGCGTGGCGGCCCTTGCCGGTCGTGCCCGGAAAGCGGGCGTACCAGACGCTCGTGCCGAACGCGAGGCCGGTCTCGTGCACCTCGCGGATCGCGCCGTTGGCCTCCGGTTGGGTGAGGCTCGCTTTCGTGGCGCCGGTCTCGACGTACTTGCCGCCGTGCGCGGCGAAGATCGCCGCCTCGGTTTCCTCGAGCAGGCGCGCCGCCTCGACGAACTCGGGGCGCAGGTCACGAGCGCGGGAGCCGATGCGCGAGAGCGCCGCCTCGAGTTCGGCACCGCCGATCAGCGTGATCTTCATCGGGTCGCTCATGCGTTCAGCCACGAGATCGCGCTGCTGTTCCAGCCGGGCGGGCGGGGTTCCATCACGCCGACGACCAGCGCCTGCGTCAAGTCCGCGTCAACTCGCGACTGCAGCGAGGTCATCGTCTCGGTGTAGAGCGCCTGCCACAGCGGCGTGCGGTCCGACGCCTGCTCGCGGAAGAACGACCCTTCGATCAGGATCGCCGTCCACAGGGTGATCGCATGCTTGACCTGGCCGTAGTGCTGCGGGTCAAACGCCTCGCGCAACTGCGCGAGCACCTGATCGGTCGCCTGTCCGATCAGCTTCGTGACCTCGGTGACCGTCGGACGGGTGTCGTCGGTAAACGTGCCCTCGTCCGCGCCGCCCGGGCCGACGCAGCGGACGCGCTCGAGCATCGCGATCTCGTCGGTGGTCGGGACGACCTGCTCGAGGTTCGCCGGCAGGCTGACCAGCGGGTAGTCGACCCCGCCGATCGCGTTGATGACGCCGACGTCGCCGACGAGCAACGGAACGAAGATCTGCACGGTCGGCGGGTCCAGCCCGTCCAGCCACACGAGGTTGTAGGACCCCGGGAACATCGGAGAGTCGAGCGTCACCGACCAGACGCCGTCAGCGAACGTCGCCGGCGTGAACGCCGAGACGATCGCGCGGATCACCGGGGTCTCCACCCGGGCGCCGAGGCCGTCGGGCAGCGTGCCCTCGGTGGCGAGCAGCGTCTGAGTGAACGTCTGGCCGGCAACGACCGACACGGTTAGCTCTTGACCTTGGTCCTGGTCGTGACCGCGGGGACCGGCGCTGCGGGGCGCGCGAGCGCCGGGACTGCGGGCAGCGCGCGACCGCGCTGCCCTTCCTCGGCGAACGTGCCGTCCGGAACCTCGAGGTGGTCGGGGATCAGCTGCCCGGCCATGACCCGCCGGCGGATCGCGATCGGATCGCCGGTGATCTGGCTGAGGTACTCGACACCGAACGTGTCCTTGGTGGCTCGGCGCGCCATGATCAGTCGACGGCCGCGACGGTGAACGCGGTGGGGCGCCAGACCGGGAACGCGATCCGCGTCTCGGCGAGGACCGTCACCCGGTTACGGATGAAGTCGTCCTGGTCGCTGTCGGAGGTACGGATGTTGACGCCCTCGTTGACGAGGATCGTGCAGCCCATCGAGTCGCCGACCAGCGGCGAGCCCTGCGGGATGATCCGCGACGGGGTGATCGTCATTCCCCACAACGTCGGGGTGGCGAGCGTGCCTGGCGTGCCGTACAGGTACTGGCCGGTGTTCGCGCCGCCGACGTCGGAGCGCATCAGCAGCAGCGACTGCCAGTCCAGCGGGTTCATCGCCACGAAGTCCGGATCGCTGTCGGACAGGATGATCGTCGTCATGGCGCGGAGGACCGCGTCCGCGACGTTGTCGCCCGCGACCGCCGGCGGTGCGCCGATGCCGGTCGTGTTGAGGATCCCGAGGATGTTCTGACCGACGCCGTCGCCGGCGAGGATCTGCGCCTCAACGCGCCGGCGGATCTCGTAGGGAAGCAGCGTGTTGATCAGCGTGGCGAGGCCGGCGACGTCGTTCAGGGACTGCCGGGACGCCTTGATGAACCCGGCGATCGTCCGCACCGACGCGGTCGCGTCGTTCGTCGTCAGACCGAGCTGCGGCTTGAGCGCCAGCTCCGCGGTCTCAGCGGCGCCGAACGGGACAGCGGTGAGCTGCACGTACTCGACGCTGTTTGAGTCCGTGGTGCCGGTCGGGATGATGTCCAGCAGCGTCAGCTGACGCAGCCGCGGAGCGAGCACGCCGCGGTAGTCCGGCGGGACGTAGCTGCCGGTCGCGACGGTCACGTCGCCGGCGGGCGCGCCCGGGAGGCTGGCCCCGAGGATGCCCTGGCCCGACAGGAACGACATGGCGGTCTCGCGGGTGGCGACCTGGCCGATCTCGACGGTGCCGAACTTCTGGCGGCTGTTGAACAGGCCCGACTCCTTGGCGTGCGCGTAGCCCTCGGAGGCGGCGAGCAGACGCCGTCCGTCCCAGTTGGACGCGGGGTGAGCAAGCGCCGCGCTGTTACCGGGGCTTTCGCCCTGCGGGGCGACCGCACCGAGCACCCTGCGAACTTCGCGCTCGTCGGACTCAAGCTGGGTGATCTGGTCACCGAGGTTGCCCCACGTCTCCGCGGCGTTCTGCGCCTCCCGAAACTCGGTGGTCTCGGTGATCTTCACGTCGTTGGCGAAGTCCGCTTCGCCGAACGCCTCGCGAGCGGAGTCGAGCTCCTTGCGGGCCGTCGCGCGTTCTGAGCGAGCCTGCGCCAGCCGCTCGCGGATTTCCTTCAGGTGGTCCCGAGTCTTGCTATCGGCTGGCATGCGCCGGCTCCTTTGGGGTATTCGCGATCAGCGTGTCCAACAGGCGGTCACGGTCCTCACGCGAGTAGGTGACGACGTGGTCGCCTGGTTCGCTCTCACCGGCGGACGCCGGCGAAGTCGTGGGTTCCCCTTCGGGTGTCGCGGGCACTACTTCGAGCGCGCCGTCGCCGCCGGGCATCCCGAGGGCTGCGCGCGCCTCGTTGAGGCTGACCGGGGCGGCGCGTTTGACGACCGCACGGCCGGATGACAGACGGGTGATCGTGTCCCCGAGCGTCGCGACGCGGTCAGCGAGGCCGGCGCGGACCGCGCGCTTGGCGGTGAAGCTGCGGCCCTCGCCGAACGTCGGGGACTGCACCTCGTCCTGGCTGACCTGGCGGCCGGTGCCGACGTCGGCGGTGAACATGCCGTAGTAGTCATCGACGCTCTGCTGCATCTGCGCGGCGGCGTCGGTGTCCAGCGGGGCGTACGGGTTGCCCTCGGCCTTGAACTGACCGGCCTTGATGATCGTCGGGACGACGCCGGCGGCGGCCATCGCCTGTGACTCGTCCATGTGGATCTGGTAGACGCCGATTGAGCCGACCTCACCCGACGGGGTGACGATCAACTCGTGCGCCTGGGAGGCGAGCCAATACGCCGCGCTGGCGGCCTGGGTGTTGGCGACGGCGACGATCGGCTTCTGCTCGCCGGCGGCACGGATCACCGCGGCCAGCTCGGGGATCTGATCGACGTAGCCGCCCGGCGAGTCGACGTCCATCACGATCGCCTTGATGTCGGGGTCGGCGGCGGCGGACTGCAGGCTGGCCTTGAACGCGTCGAGCGCGGAGGACCCGTCGCCGAACAGCACCGACATGAGCGACGGTGCCGGGGAGAGCATCCCCTTCAGCGGGACGACGGCAACGCCGCCGGCGGGAACCGAAGCACGGCCGTTGCCGTTGCCGTTGCCGTTGCCGCCCCGCGCGGCTTGGACGGCGGCGAGCGTCGCGGTGCTGATCGCGCGGCCGTCCAGGCGGATCGCGAGGCGCCGCAGGATGGCCTCGTCCATTGCCCATACCCGCGACTCGGCCTCGAAGCGCACGGCGGCCTGCAGCGTCACGACGTCGTTCTCAGGAAGGGTCGGCACGACTCACCCCGCGGTGTTCAGTAAGTGGCTTACCGGATACAAGGAGGCCCACTGTAGAGACCGGATCGGCGGACGTCACGGATCAGACCCGAATCGTGTAGTCGCGCTCGCGGCTGCGGACGTGCAGCCGGCGCGGCCGTGCATCGCCCTTCTCGGTGCTCGGTTCCTCGTCGCGAGTCGATCCGGCGTCGTCGGGATCGGCGCCGGTGCCCGTCCCAACGTTGGGATTGCCGCCGGGGATGATGATCGTCGGGGGCAGCGGCTCGCTGCCGACCGGCGAGAGGTTGTTGGTCGGCAGATAGAAGTCGTTCATGCCGGGGTCGTCGGACTGCGCCATCGCGAGCACCGCACGACCCTCGGTGGGGGTCATCAGCGCCGTGGCGATCGCGTCGCGCAGCGAGTCGATCTGCGTGAGGCGGTCACCGCGCAGCACGGCGGCGAAGTCGAACTCGCAGAACACGTCGTTCTCGCCGAGCAGATTCTGGATGATCTGCTGGTTGATCGCCTGCTCGAGCAGCACCAGCGGCGGCCCGAGGCAGTCGGTGTAGGTCATGGCGCGCTGCACCTGGATGTTCGCGTACGTCGCGTTGTCGAGAATCCCGAGCAGCGGCGGCGGGATCAGGTAGACGGCGGCGATCTCCTCGCGGGTGATGCGCCGCTGGTCGACGAGTTCGGCCTCGACCGAGGTCTGCCCGACCGGCTTCCAGTCGAGCCCCGGCGGCAACAACGCGGGCTTGCCGGCGTTCTCCGGGCCCGAGTACAGGTCGGTGAGGTCGCGGCGCAGCTGCGCCATGATCGTCGTGCGCTCCGCGGGGTCAAGGCCGAGGAACTCCGGGGAGGCGACGAGCGCCGACGGCGGGCGGGCGCCGTTGGCGAACATCGAGCGCTGGTAGCGCTGCGCGGCGTCCTCGATCTGGAGCGTGACGCCGAGCTGCTGCAGCGGGCTGATTCCAACCGGGCCCATCGGCGACCACCACGCGATGTGCAGCACGTTGTCGACGGACACCTCCTGGCTGACCGACGGCATGTCGACGTCGAAGGTGAACCCCTCGATCGAGTCGCGGTAGGGCATCAGCGGCCGGGTGAAGCGCCAGTCCTTCGGGGTCAGCGTGATCGTGTCGTTGGCGCCCGAGTCGATCAGCGTGACCGAGTTGCCGTGCGTGAGCAGCGGCCCGAACAGGCCCATCGTCAGCTGCGCCTGGTTGGCGCGGTCGTACGGGTTCTGGAGCGCCGCGGCGAGCGGGTGCTCACCGGGGGTCAGGAGCACCCGGTCTGCGGAGTCCTCGCCGGTCGCGCGGTAGAGCCGCAGCGGGACGCGCACCGCCCACGTCATCATCCGCATCACCGCCGCCGCGACCCACGGCTGGCTCATAAACAGCCGGGCGAAGGACACGGTCCGTCCGACCATCCGCAGCGACGTCGGGAACGAGGGCACGAACCCCGAGGACAGGTCGAGGTTGCCGCGCCCGGGCCCAAGCTCGACGGGCAGCACCCCGAGCCCGGAGTCATCAGGCGTCGGCCACACCGCGCCCACGCCACCGCCGCCGTCGTACTC